TGTATCTTACATTGCCAGTATCGAAATCACCATCCATAGAAGTTGTTAAAGCAGTTCTTTCAAAATGCTTCATACCGTTAGGTACGTCAGTAGTTAAGAAGTAAGCGTCACCATCAGTTAGATAGTGGTTTACTGTATAACCTTCTGGTATTGCACCATTATTTCTTAATGCGTTAAGGTCGTTATCAGCTGTACCAACACGAAGTTGAGTATCTAATAAACGAGTAGCAACGAATTGAAGAGCAGGTGGAATAACCAACTTACGTGGTTTAGCTGCAATCAATAGACCTCTTTCATCAGTCCATGCTGCGATTTGAATCACTGCGTTTTCTAATGCTGTTTCGTTAAGGTCTGTTGGTGTCGCTTGTGTATTACTATTAGTACCACCTGAAACTAATGGGTGGTTAGTAACTGCACCAGCGGCATTAGTACCAAACAATGAACGGTTATCGCCACCAAGGAAGTTCTGGTTGTAACCATTGTTAAGAACATTAGCTGCTCTAACTTGTTTAGTGTTTGCCATTGAACGTGCAAGAGCTTTAGTGTAGCGAGCTGAAAGACTATCATATAGATTATCTTCAACTGCTTCTTCAGTTAAACTGAAACCTAAAGCAATTGTTACGTGGTTGTATCTAGCGGTAAAAGCTTCTTGTGCGTTGTCATACGCAATAGCTGCTCCCTCAGTTTTAAGAGGTGCGGCTGCAAAGCCAGCTAGTTTTGTTTCTTCTTCGAATGAGCGATCTGAAGATTCAGTTTCGTAAATCTCTTTATGCTCTTCTCCGTAACGCTCATACTCTAAACCGAATAATGCGTTAAGTCCTGGTAATAGCTCCTTAAGGAGCTGGGCTCTTGAAATTGCCATATCATATTCTCCTTAATTAAATGCCAACACCGCTGGTGTAAGCGTGAGCTACTGGGTTAAATTTTACAAGTAAATCTGTAAATGCGTCACCAACAGTTGATGTTGGGCTATCTACAAATCCAACAATTTTAAATGCATCTTGATTTGTTGTTACTGTTGCATCTAATGCAGATGTTGAATTACCTGTAGTTGTACTACCAGTAGTGTCTGATTGTGCCGCTGCAAAGAAAGTACAAGCGCCTAAACCTGCTTGGGCTACTGTAGCATCTGCTTGAGCTTGGAATATAACCGCTGGGTCATCAATAACATACGCTTGGATATCCGTTGCTACTGTGCCTGTTGGAAAATATTGTCTAAATACCACTGTGCCTAGATTCGGGTCTGTGTACGTAACACCTACAAATACGCCAACTGTACCAGCTAAGAACGCTGTTCCGCCTGCTGCTCCAGTTGTTCGTGCTTGTTGTATTGTACCTGCTGTCACCACTTCAACTACGTCACCGTAGAATATGTTTTGAGCAAGACCAGAGGCAATCGGGTACATTCTAGTCGAACCCGCATATGGGGTACCTCCTAGATGATTTACGGCCCTAAGGCCATAAGGGGTGGCTGTTGTTGCCATGATTGTTTCTCCTATTTATTATCCTTTCCGAAAGAACGACCATTTTCTTTACCTTCAGCAAATTTAGGCATACGCGGATCGTTTTGATTCATGTATGCAGCATCTACTGCTTCGGTCTGAGCACGTGTTTTTTCGTTAACATGTGCCGCTCTTTGGTCCATCATTTCTTGAGGGGCTTTACAAAGTAATAGACCTCCAATTTCTATGCCTTCTTTAAATTGGCTATTGGGGTCTGCCTGTATTATGACTTCTGGGTGTTCCGAATGCTTCACCGGTTCCCAGCCTTCACGCATTTTTGCAGAAACGTTCATGTTATCAGGTTCATTAAGTAAAGAAACTCTGACCCAACGATATGCCCATCCGGGTTGTTTTGTAAACTCCGGAAGAAGCGAGGCAGGTTGCCACTTTTTCGCTACGTCTTCTCGTACTTCTGTTTCTCTTGATTCTCTTTTTACCTTATCCATTTGCGTTCTCCAATTTCATAATTTCTCGTGCATATTGCTCAGGTGTTAACTTTAGTTTTTTCGCTAAAGCGACTTGCGTCTTAGTCAATCTAACTTTTTTAGGGCTAGTTGATCTGGTTGCAGGAGCAACAACATTTGAAGGTTTGCGTTGGGCGGGTTTCTCCGGTTCCAACGAATTATCCCCAAAATTTTCAGGGAATCGTTTTTGCATCGTTTCATCTATACGACGATAGTATTCGTCAGAAGAAGGACTAATCCCGTCTCTAACTAATTGTTCGTGCACACCTAGGGCTAGACTTGTCATTTGCTCATCTTTTCCAAACCAATTGTTTTTGCTTTGCCAATCTGTTGCTTTAACATCTGGCTTTGCAATTGGAGGTTGCACTTGTTGATTAGACTCTACTCTAGTTTCTGCTTCTTGTCCAGAAAAATTATATTGTGGCCGCATATTTTGTGCGGACGAAAGCTTATACTGAGCTTCGTTCATTTTGGTTTGAGCCTCAACAATTCTATTAGTGTCGCCTGAATCGTAAGCTTCGCGATAATCTCGCTGGGCTACAGATAAATCAGACTGAAATTTACCTTGAAGCGTTTTAATATAATCTTCTTCACCAGAGCTCAATGTAGTCTTTAATTGTTGGTTTTGTTGAATATATTGTTCAGCAAGTTTTACAGCTTCGTGTCTTTCTCGATCAGCTTTTTCTTTTTCACGTCTTTCATCATGGTGCATCTTTTTAAGTTGCGCCATACGTTGTTTAACGCGTTCAGAATAATCTTCTAAAGTGTCATTTTCAACTTCTTTAACAATTTCTTCAGGCAGTGGTTCTTTGCCTCTGTCTTCAAGAGGAGTGTCGTCTTCTATTTCTAAATCTAACTCATCTTGTTTAGGTTCTTGTTCTACTCTTTCAACATCTGCTGTAGACTTTTTAACTTTTCCTTCTTTTTTATCTTTGTTTAAATCTACCTCTAATTCTTCGCCTTCCATTTCTAGTTCTTCAGGCACTTCATTAATTATTTCTGCCATCTTTGCTCTCCTATGCGCGCTCGTAGCCACGTGGATCATCCACTACAGCTTCAACCGTGTCGTCGTTAATAATGCGGAATTCTTTTCCGTGAATTTTAATTCTAGTGCCTGCATAAGCACGAGTAATAACGAAGTCTCCTTCTTTACACCATGCTCCTGTTGGAAATCTAGCATCGTCTTGATAAGCTAAATCTCCTAGCTGCATAACAAATAAGACCACTGTTGCATGCTCTTGTAATTGTTTTACAGAATCTGATTTAATTATTCCACCTTCATAAGTATCTTCTGCTTCAGGCACCATACATAATATGCGGTATCCTTTAACGTCAGGTAACTGCGTAGTTAGTTTAGCTAGTGCTTCTTCTTCGCTAACTTTTTTTCCGTCAGTGGTTTTAGTATTTTTAGTTTTAATAGGTGCTCCAGAGCTGGAGACTATTGTTTTGTCTGGGGTGGCTATAGTCATTATTTACCCCTTTTCTTTGAATCGATTTTTACAACGCTATCCGTAGGACTGCTTTGAAAGTCTTCTTCATATTGTTTATGGTTTGCCATCATATCAGCAATTAACATTTGAATAATATCAAATCCTCTAGCTTGTCCACAAGCATGTTGATAAGCTTCAAACTTGTCAGTTCCTCTGGCCATACCTTCTACTACTTCGTTGCGTCTCTCTTTTATCAGGCCCGATAAATGTAAGAGCGTTTCGTTCTCTGTCATGTTAGTCCTTTATATTAGTTAATGTTGTCCTCATCTTTCGTTTCCTTTATCTCAGTTTTGTCTCTTAACTTTTGCGTATGTGCAATAGTCTCGTTACGTAACCTAGATTCTTTTTCCCGCAGCATAACGTCTTTTTGTTTGTTAATAGCTGCGGCTCCTAGTTTGGCGCCTTCTAGAACTTCTTTAGTCCTTATTTGTTTAGATTCCATTTCAGCGTCGGCTCCAATCTTAGCTCCTGCAATAGTTTCTTGTGAAGTAATCCTGGCTTGCTCTAACATCACATCACGCTGTGTAGTTACTTCTAATTTTTGTCTTTCTAACTCAAGCTTAGCTGCGTCTAGTTGAGTATCCGCTTGCATTTTCTGCGCTTTAGCTTGAGACTCTTGTTGTTTAATTTGAAGCTCTTGCTGTTGCATTTGAATCAACGGATCTTCTTGCATTTTTTGTGCTTGTTTTTGAGTTGCGTCTGCTTGATTCTGTTGCAATAGTTTTTGTGCTGCGTCTGCAGAAAGTCTAGCTACTTGATTCTGAATATTTTCAGGTAATACTTCATCTTCACCTGGAAGTGGGACACCAAGTTGTTTCTCAATTTCTAATCTGTATTGGAAAGCTAAATGTTCTGCTAGATGAGCTTCCATAGCCGCTTGCATTTGTGGTGCTTTTGGATTCTGCCCTATCATCTCACGTACAAGTGGGTCATCTCTAAATGTTCTATGTACTGCGATATGAGCTTTATGGTCTTGAAATAAAAATGCTTTAACCGGGGTTCCGTTTACCATATTCATATTCTCGGTTACTGGATCTGCAGTTTTTGCGTCGTCTTCTGTAGGAATAAGTTTTCCTATATTTTTAACCCCTAATACTTCGAGCATCTGCCTATTAAGTTCTTTTAAGTCATAAATGTCTGGGTTCTGTTGTGCCATTTGCATAACTGCTTGATACTGCACAACCTTCTGTGCCATCGTTGCAGCATTAGGATCGGCAACAGGGATAAGACTAACTTTATCGTAGTCTGATTGCTTAGCTCCTGGGTTTCCTGATGCAGGATCATATTGATAATCAGAGTCTGTGTAGTCTCTTATCAATGTTTTAAGTAGTCCAAACTCTTTTTTCATTGAGTAATAGATACGTGCATTAACTGCCGACATTACTTTGAGTGTTCGTTCTAGTATTGCAAGTGTAGAACCTACTGGAGAGTTAGCTGACATATCAGATACTTTCATATCTGCAGCAGAAGCAAAGCGCCTGCCTTCATCAATAATTTTATCCATCAATTGAGCTAGTACTTGGCTTGGCTCTTTATACGGGAGGTTCATCAAGTTATCACGGAGTGTTCCGGCTGCAGCATCTACATCGCGCCACTCTCCAGGAGCAATTGGTGTATCATCACCTTTAATACGTAAGCCCCTAGTTTTAAATCCACCTGGAAGGTTTGATAATGTACCTGCGTCAACTAATTGTCTTAATAGCATTGTTCCTGATTTTGAAAACGCCCCAATTAAATGAATCAGACCAAAACAATAAAACCCAAATCCTGGTATATAACCATAATGCACAAAGTGTTCTCTGCGTTTTTTTGTACTATCCTCTTGTTTCCAATTACGTCTAACAGATAAAATCTCAGTAGTACCTTTGTCTATCGTTACAATATAAGGTAGTGCTATTCCTGTTTTTCTACTGCCGTCTTTATCTTCATACCCTTCTAAGTCAAGGTTAACGTTCATTTCTAATATTTTATATCGATCATCATTAGTAGCGTCAAAGCCCATCTGTTCAGCTATCTTTTTCTCTACTTCATCTAAGTCATAGTTAGGCTCACCTAACTCTACGTCTCGATAAAAACCCAGTTCTTGTAAGTTATGTATTTCTTGTTTAGTCTTGCGCATAACATGAGTTACACGTTCGGCTGTTTCTAAGTTAGATGCACCGTAAGGCACAACCATATCTTCAGCGGGTACAAATAATGACACTTGTCGACCAAGTGCTGGGTCGTAATAAACTTTTTTAAACGCATTACCTGCTAATCCTAAGCCCCATAACATTCTTTCATGTTCAGGTCTGTACTCAGGCATCATATCCATGAGTTGGTAGTTCATATTCTCTTGTACACGTTGCGCAGCTTCAATACATTCTGGAGTTTCTTTACCAACAATAGAAGTCTTCACTGGGCCTGCAGCAGGAAAGGTTTCCATCATTGTTTCAGCTTGGAATTTAACTAATGCTTCGGAGAGTAGTGGGTGATAGACAGCACATGCGCCTTCCCACGGTTCAGTACGTTCTTCAAGTTTTAACCCTAATAGCTCTAACCCATCAACATAAGTATCAAGCCAATCTTTTCTTGAGTTAACGTCATTACTAAAATCTTCAAGTAAATTTGAAGACAGTTCAACTAGAGTTCCTTCATCTAATTCTTCAGCTAAGTTTTTATCAAACTCATCGTCAGCCATAGCATCCGGGTCAATAATTATTTCAGCATCACCAATACCTATAGTAACTTTTTCTGGGTCTTCTATCTCAATTTCAATCGCTTCTTCTGATTCAGCTAACTCTTCTATGCCTTCCGGCGCTGCGTATAAACCTTTATCTATGTCTGCCATCATTTATCCTCTAATTACACTGCATAATATTTTTTAGTATTGCGACCTTTAAACATCTGTATATCATCTTCTTCGTCATTAGGCAAGCGTATAAATCCACCCTGTCTAAAACGAGCGAGTGCTAAAGTTGTGGAGTCAACTAAGTCATCGTTGGCACCACTAGGGAAGTCGTTGCATTCTTCAATAACCTCATGCGCCCAACGTCTGTCTGGTGCCCAAACCACACCCCCACTAAACAAATCAGACACAGCATTAACACGGCTAATCTTATCCTGTCCCTTTCCAGGCGTAAATTCTCCAACAGGTATTCCCATTCTTCTAAACTCTTGATATAAAGCCGCCCCATTTGATTTTTTCTCTACAATAAATGCGTCTGGCTCCCACTCTTGATATTCATCTAAGCAAAGCTGCTTAAGTTCTGGGAAT